GCACCCCAGGATTTTACATATCTTTCCCCTTGATAATGAAAATCTGTGTACCATTTACCGTTTCGATTATACATTTAAGCACCCCCTTGTTGTTTCTGGAAGATAACACCCGACCTGACCTTCCAGGGTTGCCTGTATTGAACGAACTCCCCCGGAGGCATACTACGCATCCTCGATCATGTCTGAAAAATGTTCTTCAAGCTCTTCAGGATCAAGATTTGCTTCCGCCCAGGCAAGGGCATCTTCTTTTGACATAGGGATCAAATCCGACCCGCCCGTCCACTGATTAACGCCAGCGCTTTGAGCAAAACGTGACATCGGCCCGCCGGTCCCTGCAATAAAGAATCGTTTGCTTTTCGGCGTGACATATAGCGTTGCTTCCCAGTTTTGAAAATCACCCGGATTACTATATGACGCCGTGCCAATTTCAACTGCTTTCTCCGTGTCGTAACGGACCCCGTCTAAAATTTTTTTCATTTTCATTTTCCCCTTTCCTCACTTAGTAAGTGCATTATAACGCACTCTGTCAGTGTGTCAAGAAGTATTTTCAATTGCTTCCCTTCGTTTTAAGGAGGGAGGCAGGTCCGACCCGCCCCCCCCCGTGTTCTTTTGCCCGCGCTCAAACTGGAGAGTTTGCCGCCGGCATCCAGGAGGTTATTGCTGAAAATCAGGTCACCCCCTGGTGGACCTAATAGACGCTCACCGGACTAATCCGCCACCCGTCTCCGGTGGTCAATACGCCTGAGAAGATACCCAGGTTGTTGTTTATGGGAAGGACGGAGAGACAACCCCCCCGCCCTCGTCGATCGTGGAGGGCGTATTTGCGGTAAACCCCAGACCGACTATAGTGTAAGTTTAAACAGTCCCCTTCACAAGAAAGGTTCTGTCCGCCGTCTGATCTGCCCCTGTCAAGATCCTGAAATACTGGATTCCACCCAGGGGAACATTGATCATAATGCCCCCTGTGCTTGCCGTTGTCAGCCATGCCGCAGTTGCATCGTCTGCAAACTTTTTATAATGCAATGCCACCGGTACCGTTGCAATCGCGCTATCACGTTGTACCAATAGGCCTATGGTCGCGGAGTCGATGGTCGGTAGAAAAATCATCACGCCCGACGCTTCAAATCCGAGGTTAACCAGCGCCGACGTTCTGTCTATGTCCTCTGCGGCATATTCGGCTGGCAGGTCAATATCCATCAAAACGGATTGCCATTTTTGCCCTATTTTAGTTGCCATGATAACCCCCTTTAGGCTAAGGCCGTTGCGGATAAGTTGCCAGTATATCGCGGCTCCAAAATTGCTACGGCATGAACTATCGCCGAGGTTCCTGCTGCGCTTATCGCCACCGTCAACCACTCTTCACCATTCGCAACATCCATCGCGGAAGCATCAACCTCCAGGATAAGCATTCTCGTGGTGTAGGTTGCCGCCGTCAATGTTAAGGAGGCCGTTGTCGCATCTGCCTCAATTACATCAGCGTTAGCAGATCCTATCGCAGCGCCGCCCCTGGAATGATGAAAAGTTAAGGGTGAGGTTAGGGCCCCGTCTGCGGCCCCAGAGTTCACAGTAAGCACTGCGTCACCGACAACAGCGCCAAAAGTAATGATTATGGTGGCTCTATGGAATTTAGACATGTTGATGGAATCCAGAGAAACGCCCACCCCCGTGTTTGCTGAGTTTATCAGGGGAACTATTTTTTTTTCTTCTGCAAGTCTCATAATAAATGTCCTCTCTATTCTATTAAAGGCCGGGAGCCGAAGCCCCCGGCCTAGTTAGTTGTTAATCCCGATCCGCCAAAATGACAAACGGGCTGACCGTATTGGTCCCATCTTCCAGAGTTAATGTCTCACTCCATAGCGGTTGTCCATCATGTCGCTCAATCAGACGGGCCAAAATTTCGTCTGTGCTGAAATGAGAATGGATCGAAGTGTCGAACCTCATCTCAGATCGCAAACCCACAACGTACTGACTAAGGTCCGCCAGGATGATATCACCGGAAGTTCCGACGGCCTCTGTCTTCTCGGTGAACACCACAGGCCTGGTCAAAATCTTCCACTCGCCATTTGATTCGGACAATACAGGAATTGCGCTGCCTCCCGTACCGACAGCCATCGAAAGCTGTAAAAGCTGAGGTATTGCCGTCACCTGACAGATCCAAACAGAATTGAGAAAGCATGCGGGGTGCATGCGTCCGACCATTTTTGTCAAATTCTCATAGCAAATTGTGGCCTCATCCTGGCCCGTTTCCTTATCAACGGATATTGTGCAACCCGCGTTCAGGATTCCAAGCGGTTCACCGGCACCGGTGCCTTTCAGAAAGGCTTTGTCGCGATACCAGGACAAACCCTTCCCGCAGATATTTATCAACTGCGATTCGCCGCCCGGGATATCCTGAGCTAATTCACTCGAAAACCGCAGCATGCCAGTTAGCTTTTTAGCGCTCAACTTCATGTTTCGGACTTTGGGATCTGCCTCCGATATCGTGCCACCTTCCGCTGTATACGAGGCTGTAAAACCGCCGTATAAATTAGCTGAATGATCTCCTATGGCCATTGCCGGAATATCTATCTCATTGCTTTTCATAGGCTGGACGAAGCATTTTGGCATAACAATCTCATTTTCAAGACTGACCGCATGTATCTGCGCTGCCAGCTCTCCAGGAACGAGAAACCCACCGTCTGAAGGCACGGTCTCAGAGAGCGCCCTCACGTTAAGTCCAGGGTGCGCCCGGCCGCTGAACACCGCAGAGAAAAAGGAAGTCTCCTTATCATTCCAGTTATACGCGTCGCGCGACCCGTACAAACTGCGATAATCTTTTGACTCCCCGGGCCCACGCAGACCCAGACCGCGACCATCCGCGCTCCTGTCTTGCCCAAAAATAGTGCCGCCGAAGTCCTCGAGGGTTAGTGCTTTTTCCGGCAATTCCCGGGTGAGCTCCTGAATACTTCCTTGCATTTCTGCAATGAGAGAGGTTTCTTTCTGATTCGTGCCCCGCCCCTCGTCGCTGGCCTTGTTTTCGATCCTTACGATCATCGCAGCCAGTTTCCGGATCTTTTCTTTTGTTTCGCTATGCATTTTTTAATTCCTCACTTGTTTTTATTTTTATGGTTCTACCGCTACCGCTGATCTTGCCAGCATCCCGCTGGTTTTGATCGTTTTCGCCGATAATTGGAAAGAGTCTTGCCCGGGCATCCCGCTCGACCATTAAAGACTTTTGCAGCATCCCGCAGCAAAATCTAAAGACAGTTTCAAAAGATCGACTTCCCCCGCTCGGCATCCCGCAGAGAAGGGCATCGGTTATGTCATTCCCGAAAATCGGGAATATCAATCCTTACTGACTGACATGCAAACACATTCAGGACAGTGTCGGCCAAAAGCCAGACGCCAGGGCGAACCCTCAGCGGTAAGCCTTTTGTTTTCCGAATCAATCCAGGCTTGTTTTTTCTCCATCGACGAACCAGGGCCCGGTCTTCTTATTTTTCGTGGTTTCCGTGGTTTCCGTGGCATTTTAGCACCTTTCTAATACTGTCTTGGTGGTCGCGGATCGTCAGACAGATCCAGTGCCAGCTCGCGGATGATTCTACAGAATATAATTCTGTTATCCCGCACAACCTTTCCCGCAGGATTCTCTTTGAGCTGATCGTATCGATCTTTCACAAACATTCCATCTTGTTCAATTTTTCCCTCAGCATCGTCAATGTCATCTAAACAGCACGCCGCCATGTGAAGGCGCGTCAAATCGTGAGCCTCTTCGAGTTGGTATTCTGTCAAAACCCTCTTCCAGAAGGCCCTGCCGGTCTTTTTTAAATCCTTTGGGTATTTCATTACTTTTCCTTTCAACAAGTTTAACCGGGTACACAAGTTCTAACGTAACAGTACAAGTCCGGTTTACAGAATCTCTCGTTCCTAAAGGTACTGATTCCCCCTATCCCCTTGATATCATTAGCCTTTCTTCCGGGCTTTCCATATCGGCGAGAATCGCATCCAGCACCTTTTGCTGTGATACCGTCAACTTCTTCCGTTTTTTGGACTTCCGTCGCTGCCGATCCATCGCCCGCTCGAATTTCCGCTCAAACTCGTCGACCATCTTTTTGGTTTCTTTTGTGGTCATGGGCTGTCCTTTATTACTTTCCGACACATCAAATTTGGAACTTTGGAACGGAACTTTGGCAATTTCCGTTTAATTTTAAGAAAATTTTCTCATGAGAGATAACCGGAAAAGTAAGTTCGTTGCGTTCCAAAGTTCCGATCATACCCTCAAACCAATTCCGATCCAGGTTTTTGCTCGATCTCCCGTCGTCTTCTGGTACTGGTCAAAGCCCTTTTCAAATAACCTCGCACCCAGAGTTCTTTTCTTTATTGCCCTTTCCTGATTCCCCTCGCACCATCTTTTATATTCATCATAAAAAGCCTTAACGGTAACCTCTGCCGTCTTCTCTATCTTGCAGGCCTCATCTATAAATTCCGCGAGTACATCCTGTTCCGACCGATACTCGTTCGTGGCCTCCTTAACAGCATACGGCATTCCCAGCCCTTCACTGTGCCACATGGCCAAGCCGTCCAGCATCCAATTCAAGATTCCCGATTTTTCCTCGGCAAACATTTTTGCGACCTCACTCGCGGGAAGTAGTTTTTCGTCAGATATTCTCACCGTAAAGGGGACCAGTCGGATACGATCCCATATCGCGTTGCTCGTTTCCCTTATGACCGGCTTGTGATTTGTTGAAAGCCAGAGTTTGAATTCGGGTTTGAATGAAAACCATTCCGCCCGCATGAATCTCGCCGATATCGTGTCATTCCCTGTAAGGTCTTTGATGAGAGCCTCGGACAGACCCCGACCTTCTTTTGGTTCCGCCGCATGTACGAATCGGGCGCCGCGCAGTGCTGCTATATCGTTTGGGATTCCTTCAGAGCGCTTCTGCATTAACGCTTCAGTCGGGGTTCGTGTAGCGAAGTCGCCGAGGATGGCGGCCATTGTTTCTACAAACGTTGTTTTACCATTCCGGCCGCTTCCGTAGAGGATAAACAAGCATCTTTCGTCGCAAAGCCCCGTCAAAGAGTAGCCTGCGGCCTTCTGAAGGAAAGCGACAAGTTCATCATCCCCATCCATTACCATCCGTAAAAACTCCCGCCACCTGGGGCAATCCGCGCCTGAATGATATTCAACATCGGCCTGTTTGGTGAGAAGGTCATCCCGTCGTGGTTCAGTTGAGCACATTCGTTCAAGGTCAATCACCGCATTTTTTACGGTAAGCAAAAGGCGGTTATTATCAAGATCGCACTGGCGAACAGCGAGCATTGATCGTGTCATCTCTAGGATGTTCCGTTTTCCTGTGTTACTCTCTGCCGCCTGTGCGGCCCTGCGAAGTTCTTTTCGTCTGGCGCTATCGGTCGCCTGGCTACTCTCGTGGTCAATATCGCGCGCCACTGATTCCACAAGCCCGTCAATAAACAGGGCGTCGTCTATTTTCCACCTGGTGCCGTCCCAGAGCAGCCAGCGATTCCATTGAACACAATACCGGACGTCTTCGCCCTGCAGTCGTACAAATCTCTTCGCATTGCCTAAATCGGTGAGGTTTTCGCCTACTTCGACGGTGACATGTTCCTCAGTGGGGATTTGTGCGCAATTGCGCACATTCCGGGCCTGCTCATCTCTTTTAAACAGTGCTTCGCCGAGGTCAAAAACTGGCGCAGTAGTATTCATATTTTGCTTCCTCATCCTTCCCCGAGAGGATATTTATTACGTCTTCCACCAACCCCATTTCGCAGATAACCTCCGACAGTTCGCCGATTTCATCCATGTTTTCGCACCGTCGCAGCGCATGCCATATGATGTTATATTCGTCGCAAACGTCCCTGTATGTTTCCCGTCTCCACTGTTCAAAGTCCTTCACAAGTTCCCGCTTTCGCTGTTGTTTCGGGTCCACCATAGGAGGTTTGCCCGGGTTCATCCCAAGGTATTTGAGGGCATCCTTGAAAGAGAGATTGTAAAGTTTTTGAATAAAATCAATAACATCACCGTGCGCCCCGCAAGAAAAACAGTGGAAGGTTTGTTGATCCAGGTTGATCTTGAACGACGGATGTAAGTCGATATGGAAGGGACAAGAAGCCCAGGACTCACGGCCCCGCTGTTTTAAGCAAATCCCCTCAGATTCAATGGCTTGCACGATGTGCGGCTTGCCCTCAATCATTTTTCGTCCCTCATCAAATCCTCTAACGTCAATCCCGGAGAGTCTCCTACCCAAGTTTTGATCTCCGTTTCAATAAACATCAAACGCCCACCCACTTTTCGGAAAGGAATACTACGGCGCAAAACCAAGTTTCGGATTGCCCCTTCACTCCGATTAAGATATTCAGCAGCTTTTTTGATGTTCCATAAATTCATTGTTTTACCCTTTTAGGGCAAAGAAAAAGGGCAACAATGTAGGTGTGTAGCCCTACACGGCTGCCCTTAGTCTTTCTTGCGTTCCCCCTCTCCCGGCCAGGAGTGAGGAAAGCCCTAAAAATAATTTATGCTTCTTCTTACTTTTCTCTTTTAGCTTTCATATCTGCGAGAATTTTTCCCTCGTTTTCGCCTTCATGGAAGCTTGCTGTCAGTCCCCGTTTTCTACTTTCAATCGCTTCTTTCTGAGCCTCTTTAGCCTTGTTGTATTTCGCGTACCTTTGTTTGAGCCATTCCGCATCTTCTTCAGAAAGCGCACCGTACTGAGAATCCAAATTTAATTGATATTCTTTCTCATTTTCAAATTCTCTGACAAAACTTTTCTTCAGCGTTTCATGTAGGTCCTCGCCCGTGACTGGTCCGTTCTCCTGAAACTGAAACTCACGAAGTAATTGTTCCGGTTCAGGTCCCCAGACTTCTGCACGCGCTTCCTTCCTTGCCATCCAGGAAATAGTAAGGTTCTGGAGGATCAAATACTCCTGTATTCCCAGATTTCGGCTGAAGTTTTTAACCTTTTTCCAAAAAGCAGAATCGAAACTGGCATAGAAGGCAGCCCCCGTTCTTAAAAGCTCCGTAAAGGTTATGCCCATCTCTTTAGCAGCAGCCTCAAGTGATTGCTTTTCTCCTCGATTAACTGTAAAAGAGAATTGTACCTTATTAGTTTCTTTCATCGCTTAGCCTCCTCATTAGCGTTTTTATGGTTTTTGTATGTTGTTGACTCTTATTATACATATTAAAAAACATATGTCAAGCCCTATTTATGAATTTTTTGAAATTATTTTCCCCGTGCGATTACTACGTTGATCTACTAATAGAAAACAAATTAGAATATTAACAAAAAGGAGGTCTGAGCATGAGAATCATGGGGTATATTAGTAAATTTAGGGGATATGAGCTTATTCGTATTAAAATCATAGAAGAAATGTCTGAATGCCTTGATAAAATCAACGTAGACGGCAAACGAGGGCCAAGCGATGATGATTGTGCCAGCGAAATTGTTTCGTCGGAAAATTCAATCAAGTTTAAGTTTCTGGATTTTAATATATCTATAGAGTTCGATATTTGCGCCTCTAAGGATATAGGATTAATAAAATGGTTTTATGTGAAACCGGAATGGGAGGAAAAACCACGGAGGATTTTAATTTTAAAACACTCCTTTAATATTTACGGAGTGATTAACGTATCAGGTGAATCGACCATTAACTATGATTCCGAAAATAGATATCCTTATTATTTTGAATCTCTTTCACTTTTCTGTCAAAAAGTAGATGAAATTGAATATCATGAAACTGTTGTGAAAATTGATGGAACTTCAGAGGTAAAAAGTGGGTTTTGAGTGTAATTCTGTGACAACCAGTGATATTTGAAGAGAAATAAAAAGGGGTCACAAGTTATTGATTTTACTTGTAACCCCTTGATATAATTTGGAGGCGGCAACCGGACTCGAACCGGTGAATAACGGTTTTGCAGACCGCTGCCTTAGCCACTTGGCTATGCCGCCAAAAACTGGAGCGGGCGAACGGATTTGAACCGTCGACGTCAACCTTGGCAAGGTTGCACTCTACCACTGAG